TACAAGACATAGGTTGGTATTATGATGATGACGAACAGCCAAAGAGAATATGTCTTCCATTAGGATATACAGATGAACAATATGTTGAGTTTATGGCTAAGTTAGACTTTACATATAATGATGGGTATGGATCACAGAACTTAGATGGTGTTATATGGTTCAAAGATGGTTCATGGGGTGATAGGGGAGAATATGATGGCAGTGAGTGGTGGCAGCACCAAACACGCCCAAATGTTCCAGCTTATCTGTATCCACCAGAATTGCCTCAACATACAGAGAAAGATATATAGAAAAGATATTATGGCAAGCAATCATACGGGGATGTGTGTCTACACTGTCCCCTCTTTTTTATTCATTCATTAAATCATGTTACATGAGAAAGTTGTTACTATTAGCAGTTATTGCTATATTTATGTCATCCTGTAGAACAACAGGGTATGGCTGTAAAGGTAGAATGTCCTGGGAACAGGTTGTTCGTAAAGCAAATCGTCCTTATTAATCAACACAATAAATCCTTCAAAATGAAAAGATTAACATTTACGCCCACAGAGTTCAAGCTGTTTCAAAAGCTTGCCAATCACATGCAAATAATATTTATGTACACAGTGTCCCATGGTCAGGTGATCGTGGAGGCTAGTGCATATGAACTCGAAGGGTTGGGTTACTAGTTGTAGCTCTGGAGCAGTCTTGAAATACAGGCTGCTCCTTTTTAAACTATTTTATGAAAAGAGAACAGTTATTAGAGCTCGCAAAAGCTGCTGGGTTTACAGAGGAGCAAGTGGAAGAGTATATAAAAGATAAGCAAAGAAAGCAAACCAAGGCTAAACAGCTTAAAGTCAAACTAAAGAAGAAAAGAAAGGCTAGAATAATATATGGCTTGAACACCAACGCTATGTAGGTTAAATCATTGATTATGAAGACATTAGTATTAGGAGACACACATGGAACATCATTTTGGAAGCTCATTACACATATAGAGCAGCCTGATAGAGTGATATTTATAGGAGATTATTTTGATTCGTTTGATATTAAGCTGGAAGAGCAGCTAAACAACTTCCTGGACATCATTCAGTATAAAAAGGATGCAGGTATAGAGGTGATATGTCTAATAGGCAACCACGATCACCATTATTTCCCTGAAATAGGTGATACAGGTACATCAGGCTACCAATACATGGGTGGGTTTCAGATAGGTCCTGTTCTAGATGCTAATAGAGAACATCTACAAATAGCGTATGCTTTTGATGACTTCCTATTTACACATGCTGGTGTGAGTGTTAAGTTTATGGATAGTGTATTTGGTGTGGATGGCTGGACTGTGGACACAATAGTGGACCAGCTCAATGAGCTGTTTAAGTATAAACCTAATACATTTAGCTTTGGAATGGCTGTCAGCATGAAGAAAATGAGCTATATAGACCCTACAGGGGACAATGAGGAGCAATCACCTATTTGGATAAGGATAAGGTCGTTAATGAGAGCTAACAAGGATACAGAGCTCAAAAACACCTTTAAACAGGTGGTAGGGCACACACAAGTGACCAAGATTGACCTAATAGGCTATGAGAAGGCCTTTGGTAATAAGTATTTCATGATAGATGCACTGAGCACCAGTGGTGAATACATCACTATTGAGGATGGTGTCATTCATGTTAAGTCCATAAAATCGTAACATGTACACACTTTTACGTACATAAAAGTGTATTCACATCACACTTTAACTAACATATTTGTGATTATTTTACATATTATGACACTTATGGTTGACATATTAGGAAGTAAAACACGTCCAAACTCGGAAGCAGTGCATGAAGTTTTTGGTAAAATTCATGCAGATTATTAACACAACAAATTGTAAATCAATTAGTTATGATAGTTAAGACATGTCCAAGGTGCAAGATAACAAAGGAGAAAATGATGTTTCACAAGTCAAAGACAAGAGTTGATCGTATGGCAGTGTATTGTAAAGCCTGTGAGAATCAATACAAGAAGAAGAAGGCTGATGATAGAAAGTATGCTGACTTATATGGAATCGTTTAAACAAAATAAACTATGGCACAACAAACATTAGAACAAATCACAGAACTAGCCAAAAGTATGTGGGAAGGGTGTCATCACTGTGATGAGACTGATGAACAGATGTGGATTAATGGGTATGTACATGGTTATTTAACATCTACACAATTAGAGAAGGAACAACGCATAAAAGATTATAATGCTGGCTATACAGATGCCCAATGCAATCATGTAAATGATGCAGAGAACTACGTTAATGAACAAGAATATTTAAATAACAAATTGTAAATCAATTATTTATGGTGGGAACAATCTTTAGAAAACACATTGAAAGGTATGAAGCTGGTACAGCTGGTGGTAGTTTATATCAGACCTGGAAGGTGGTGGCTGATTTAGGACAAGGCATATACAGTTGTGTTCGTGTAGATAATACACAAGACCCAATGGGTGCAGCTAGTCCTCTGAAACGCACATTCAAGGAGGCAGACATTAAGAAACACCTTCAAAACAAGAAATAATGCATCATACCGTCGAACTTGTGCTTAAGAGCTATATGCCTAAGCAACTTGAAATTGGTATGTGGTTTATCACCAAGATAAATCCAGGTACATTAAAAGAATATACAGAGATATGGGCGCTTAACACACATCCTCGTGAGACATTAGAAGAGTTTATTGTTAAGAATGGTGCACCTGTTGAGGCCTATTTAATCTACGATGAGCAGGTGGTAGCAGAACCACATGAAATAGGTTGGTGGGATGAGGGAGACCATGTTGATGAGCTCAGAGACATAGAGCTTACTGACATCAACTTCATTCTCAGTGAATGGGATGGATATGTGGATGTTGAGATAGATGAGTGGGATTTTGCTCATGAGGAAGAAATCAATCCTATTATGTATGCAAACAAGGTGACTATGACCATAGTGGGGATGTATGATGATGATGAAGAGGATGATGATGATGAGGGTCCTTGGTTGTGTGACCATTGCAATGGATCAGGATATGGTGCTACACCAGACACAGCTTGTCCTGTATGTAAAGGAGAAGGAGAAATATACCATAATGAAGAAGATGATGATACAGATATGGACGACAATTCTTAACATTAACAAAAAGCATATGAACTTAGAGCACATTACATTAGAGAGGCTTCAAGAGATTGAGGCTGAAAGAGCACAGACACAATTAGATCCCAAGTTTCACGCATGGATGAAAGACCTACATGTTGGTAGATTGTCCATTGATAAAGCTGGGATAATGAGAGCAAATCAAATGATGCAAGATTATTCAAAGTTAAAAAATCAATTATGGGAGTAGACATCACTGGGATAAATCCTCAAATAGTTGGGGATCTTCCAAAAGAACCAAATTGGAGCACAGCCACAGATTATGAAAAGAGCCAGTATTTTAACTCTATGGATATATTCCATAGTAACAATCCTGGTGTGTATTTCAGGAGCAATTGGTGGGGCTGGAGACCAATACATGCTATTGCAGATATGGCTATACATGCTACAGAGCTTCCTTTTGATACAAACAATTGGGGTGAGAATAGTGGTGGTGGCTTGAAGACACAGGAAGACTGTGACATGCTAGCTGATGCTATTGAGGCATTTATGATCTTGAACAATGCCAACATGCATGATGAGGATGATAGATTCTATCTATGTTTAGGCGCATGGAGTACAGCCACTGGTGGCTTTATTGGTCCTAATAGGACAGAAAAGCTAGACCAAGACTATCCAATAGGCACAGTTCTTTATAATGGGGTGGTGGCTGATGATGGTACATTAGCATTTTCAGCACACAGCGCTCCTCTATATCACGTAACAAACTTTGTAACATTCCTCCGTAAATGTGGAGGATTTGAAATCTGGTAACCCCAATTAAATCAAAAATAAAAATCAAAGCACATGTCAAGGAGAAGTATTTTTAAGAAAGCAGAAATTACAGAAATCAAAAGAGAGATGCGCAATGGAACCAAGATCAAAGAACTTGCAGAACGTTTGGCTCCAAAGTACAATCTAACTGAAAAGCAGATGTTGAATAGGTTGTATTATGTATCAGCGCATACATACATGATTAAAAGAAAAGTCAAACCAACAGTAGAAGAGAATACCGTTGCTACTGTTAACCCTGATGTTACTACCATTGACACAATAACTGTTGAAACTGTTCCTACGGTTGTTGAAACAGAGCAAGTTGTCAACACTGCTCCTGCAATTGTAGGTAGGAAGGTGGAAATGTACGACGATCACATTCGCATCTATTTCTAATCACATACAAAAGCATACAATTATGGCAGCAACCCTCGTTTACCGCTCCTCATGGAGCCCAATTAGACCATTGGTTTATTCTGATGATTGTGACAATCCAAATGTTAATAAGCTCATAGAAGCTATATTCACACGTAAGAAAACTAATAGGTTAATCTTGGAGAATAACAAGATGTATTATTGTCCTTCGGATGACTATAAAAAAGTTGTTCGCTTACGTAAATTTAAGTAAATTTGAGCCCACCTCATATTGGGGTGGGCCTCTTTAAAATTAATCAAATGCCAGAAAAAAAAGATGTAAAAGAAACAGCACGCCTCACTATTATATGTAATAATAAGGAACAGTGTACAGTGAAGACAAAAGGTGATCTGAATGAAATGACAGCAGCTCTTGCTTGTTTAATGAATACTGATCATGAGGATAATAAATTTCGTGAGATGATGGCAGTAGCTATTCAGCTAATTATCACTGAACACGAGATGAAAGAGAAAAAAGCTGCAAAGAAGAAAGCTGCTAAAAAGAAATAATTGATGGAGAAGGTAATTATCTATGACATAGAAACGCTTAAAGAATATTTCTTGGTGGTGTGTCTTATTCCTGGTGAACCATATAAAGCGTTTAAGGTGAATAAAGACCAGAACATGCTAGATGCATTCATTAACTTCACAGAGAAGCACAGAGACCATCATTGGGTGGGCTACAATAACTTACGCTTTGACTCTCAGGTGATAGAATGGGTGATACGTAGTCACCATGACTGGCATGAGCTTTCTAGTCTAGAAATTACAGCTAGAATCCATCAGAAGGCCACAGATGTTATTGATGATGCTAATCATGATGTATTTCCTGAATACAGAGAATATGACCTATCTCTCAAACAGATTGATCTGTTCAGAATACACCACTTTGACAACAAGAATAGACGTGTTAGTTTAAAGAGGTTGGAGTTTGAAATGGATCTTGAGAATATTGAAGAGATGCCTATTCCTCATGATAAGACAGGATTTACAGATGATGATATCAATAAGACAACAGAATATTGTCTGAATGATGTTTGGGCCACGTATCAGTTCTATCTAGTCACTATTGGTGACACTAATCATCCATTGTACAAGGGAAACAATCAGATTGAGCTTAGAAAAGACATTGAAGCTGAGTTTGGTATACCATGTCTGAACTATTCAGACAGTAAGATTGGGGATGAGATGATTAAGAAATACTATTGCCAAGAGAAGGGAATAGAATACAAAGAACTTCCCAAGAAAGGGTATTTCAGAAAGACTATTGCTGTAAAGAATTGTATAGCACCATATGTAGAGTTTCAAACCAAAGAGCTACAAGACTTCCTCAAGAAGATAAAGAGGTTGAACTTAGGCTTGCAGGATGACTTTAAAGAGGAGCTACACTTCTACAACAATGTCTATTCCTTTATGAAGGGTGGGTTGCACACAGAGAATAGCCCAAAGATATTTGAGGCTGATGATGAGCATGAGATTATAGACTGGGACGTAAGTTCCTATTATCCAGCCATCATCATCAATAATGGGCGCTATCCACAACACTTGGGTAAAGAGTTTCTCAGAGGCTATCAAGCCATGTTTGAGAAACGATTGGAACT